AACCAAGATAAGCAGCCATTTCCTTGTACTTGGCAAGCTTTTCCTTGGCGACACCGAGTGTTTCCTTGACAACGTCACCGTCAAACTCGCGGCGATGGCTAACCTTGACAATCTTGCTCGACTGGCTGTTCAGCGAGAGAGTGAGAGTGTTGTTGCAAACAACGCGAACTGGAGTGAAGCGAACATCGATCGACCAACCATACTTATGTGGATTGGTGAAGAGAAGATAGGAATCAACGCGATCGCCTTTGAACAACTCGAAGGAATCCTTCACCTTTGCCAAGGCCCAAACAAGCTGACCATCGCGAAGCGAACCAGCGGTGTGCATTTCCATTTCACCAGCCGCAACGAAATCATTGAAGAATTCAAATGCCGATTCGTTCTGATTCGGAACCCAATCGTTGGTGATCACGTCGAGGATCTTGTTGTCGACGTCGCGAACCAGAGCGGAGCGGCCAATATCAACCTGCTTACCACCGATGTCGGCGTAAGCAGGAACTGGATTGACCTTCCAGTCAAGGTTTGCTGCCTTCAGCATCTGAGCAGGAGTGAGGTCGTTCGAGACCTTCGTGCCGAGGTGATGCCATGGTGTTTCGCCTGCATAAGCCATCGAAGCCTTGCCGTCGAGAAATTCAATCATATGAGCCATAATATAGTTTCCTTTTTCAATTTGGTATAACCATTCTACCATAGAATGGCATATTTGTACATGTTTAATTTACGCGGGAGTAATAATCCAAAAACCTGCGAACAGGATTGGAGCCATAATGAGGAAAGCGAGGCTCGCAAGCATCTCGTTGCGAAACTCTGCAGGAGTCATAGTAGCCTTCATATCGGTGATAACTTGAATAATCTTGTTCATGTTTGCTTCCTTCTTCATTATAGGTCCACCTTACATTGTTTTCGAAATATTGTACATGTTTATTTTTCGATAAAATCAGAAACTAGCTGAAAAAAGTCATCAGGCTTTTCGTCCTCGAGGACCATCAGATAGTCACGAACATCTTCTGTGATGCCATGCTTGGCAAAATATGCGGCGATGCATCGCTGAACGGTATCGATACCAAAGTATCCAATCACAGGAGATTTTGTCATACATCGTTCTCCATCTGATCGACCATAATCTCGATGATACGTTCGAAGTCATCATCTGGATGCAGCATATAGTCTGCAGAGATATCGCTATACATTTCAGCGCAAGTCTTCATAGTTTCAACACCATGAGTTCCACCAAGGGCTTCATAGATGAAATCGAAAGGATCATCTTGTGCAAGGATATATTCAAAAAGTTGAGTCATAATCACATCTCCATCATACGTTCAAAGGCAAAACGCTCGGCAAGAGCGTCGTGAATCAACGTGCAGTCACGGAATGTGACCTTAAACTTCATCATCTCAAGCGCAGTGTCGGCGAGACGGGTAATCGAGTAGTTAGAAGGTGACTTCTCGTTGTAGTACTCGATATAGATCCAGTCGATCATATTACCAGCAGCGTTCATAGCTTTCATGATCTTCACAACTTCACCGCGGATGGTACCAGCAGCAGACTCGTAGCGAACGCGGTCACCGATAAGGATAGTCTTTGGAGCAGTCATTTTCGTTTCCTTCTTCATTATAGGTCCACCTTACATTGTTTTCGAAATATTGTACATGTTTATTTTCGAAAATTAGAGGTAATTTTCGGTTTTGAATCGGTTGAGAATTTCGAGAAGAGTGAAGGTGATGGTAATGGTAGGATTTCCGGAAGGGGTATCGGAGTTATAGTTAATGTTGATGATGTGAGGATAGTAAGGAGTGAGGGTTTCGAAAATGTTGTGGTTATAGTCGAAATCGAATGTGATGGTATTGGTCATGTTTTTTCTCCTTAGCTTATTATTCATACTACCAAAGTTTTCATAATTTGTACATGTTTATTGTCAAAAAAAATGCGACCGAAGCCGCATTTTCTTATCCGTACATTTTGTGATAGGATCGAACCAGATCCACCGCTTTCTCAAGGTATCGTTGAGGTCGTTCAACGAAGATCTGAGACTCGAGGGAGTCATCGACTCCAATGATGATGACGATATCCTTCACTAAGATACCTGTCATCTCCCATAGCATGTAAGAGTAGAGGCTCGCTTGTAGGAAATATCCTTCAATCCAATCCTTTCGCTTTAGCTTCGCAGACGTCTTATAATCGATGATCGACAGACGACCGTCGTAGTCTGCTATCAGATCACATGAACCTGCTAGCTTCAGATGATCAGAGAAAAGAGTACATTCAGTAGCACGAACCATGTCTACCTTCTCATCCAGAACCTTCTTAATCTGATTGAACATCATCATGTTATGAGGCATCGACGTATCGATGTCATTACCTAACACGTAGTTCTCACACATCGTATGGATGTTCGTTCCGCGAGTAGAGGCTCGAGCAGAAACTCGTGCAGCTTCATCCTCGCCGTCTCTTTTCCTCCAAGCTTCGAGCGCAGACTTATCCGTCATCTTGCCGAGAACGGCCGTCACAGACGGATATCGGTTGCCTTTAGGTGTTTCATAGAAACGTGTTGGTCCATCTATCCTTTGCAATTCAGCAAATTCTAGCAATTCGTATTCGAATTCTTTACGGTTGGAGACCGAGTTTTTGTCGAGCAATTATATATTCCTTCACTAGTTTCGAACGAACAATATCTTGTTCGAGAAAATCAACATGTACAAAGTCATTTAACTTACCGACGATTTTCATAAAATCCTTCAGTCCGTTACGTTCTTGTTCTTTCGTAAGATCTGATTGACGAAAGTCGCCACAGAATAATACTCTACAACCTTTACCAATACGAGTGATCACAGAATCCAGTTCATGGAAAGTCATGTTATTCACTTCATCTACAATCACGTAACAATTATTCATGGTAATGCCACGAATAAATGACGTCGAAATAAACTCGATCGCATTCTTCTGCTTGAGGATCTCATACGCATCAGACCGATCAAACAGTTCGGTACAGATGGCGTAATAAGGTGCCTCATAAACTTTCATCTTTTCTTTCTGATTGCCAGGAAGAAATCCCATATCTCGTGTCGGTACTACCGATCTTACAATGTAAATCTTATTTTGTACACCTTTATTTGACATGAGTGCATCAATAGTTTTTGAAAGAGCGATGAAGGTTTTGCCGGTACCAGCCATACCGTGTAACATCAGGTGTTTTCCGTCATCAAAAGCGTCAAACGCAATACGTTGATTTTCTGTGAGTGGATTGACAGTTTTTAAATTAAAATTTTGAGTCTTAAATGTCAGTCCTTCTTGCGTGTCACCATTTTGTCTAGCGACTCTTTTTTCTCTTTTTGTTAAACGTGCCTGGTTGTTATATTCCACTGGCTATCCTTATTTTTTATTGCGAGCTTTACTGACTGCCTCTCTAATCTTCGTGCTTTTAATATCTTTGTTACCGTGCTGTTGACCGAGCGGGGAGTAAGGGTTGGCATTACCGATTCTATTGAGTAGATCGTTAAAGCCCGAGTCATTCTTATGAGTCACTCCTGCTATTCCTGATACAAAATGAGGTGCGCCTATAATCTCTTCGATGCCCGAATTGTTTTCGAGGAAATCTCTTTTCTGTTGATAGTTAAAGAATTCCTCGAAAACTTCTCCAGTTTCTTTGAGTCTAAATTCGTATATAGGCATCAATAATCTTCATCTTCTATCAGATCTAACAATGTACTTTTTGTCTTAGAACGAAGGGCAGCTCGAAGCCTCTTCTCACTCAGGTGATGACGATGATCGTGTAATATATTTTTCGAATCGTCATATTCTTCATTATATTTTCTAAAACGCTTAACCGTGTTGCTCATTTGGAATTAACCCTGGAAAAGCTTCGTTGATTGTTGCGACGTTAAGTCCTTCGACTTTCTTATCTTTGACTGCAATCAAAAGACTTGCATCCTTCGGATGAAGAGACTCGAGAAGACCGATGAAAAGGTTTTCGCGCTGATGCTGCATCAGATCAGGACGATTACCATAGAGGTAGAGAGGCAGTGTACGCGCCTCTTTATAGAGTCGTCCTTCAGTGTCGAGCACTTCGCTCGGCTTATAAGGAGGAGCTCCTTCTGGTAGCCACCATCCTACGTTCGGATGGAATGCCAATTCAAGGATATACCGTAGTGTTTCATTGTCATACTGACGTAAGATAGAAACCTTTGACGGTGCATCTTTTACTTCCTTGACCAAGTCAAGGATCTCTGCGATCGCTAATGTTCTTTGCATATTAAAACTCGTTGATGCTTTCTAATAGAAGTTTGAGACGACGGTCGATAAAGTAGTTGAAGAGTTTATCTCTTCCTTTACCAGCTTGTTGCTCGTACTGCACGAGCACTTCCTTCTTAATATCAGGAGGAATGAAGTTGAGATCAACGAGCTGCTGATTGCGAAGATAGCCACGCAGCATCTTCTCGTCACAGAATTCCTTCGGATCTGCGTCGAGCCATTGATCTAATTTTTTCTGACTAATAGGTTTCTGTCTGGCACCGACAACGAACGTGTCATCTGCTGACAAAAAGTTGGGAACACCGTCGCCAGCATCGCCGCGAATGATGTGTTCTTTCATGAACTTATCGACATCGTTTGTCTTGCGCCACTTCTTCTGTACAGGATCAAACTGCTGTACGTTCATATAAGCTTGAAGCTGCACAAAGTCCTTGTCACCAGAAAGAATCAAGATCTTCTCGTTGGTATTACCATAGGTTTGTGCAAGAGTGCCGATAATGTCATCGGCTTCGGCGCCATCAACACGAATGACTCGATAAGGAAAGTAATCCTTGAGTTCATCGCGAACTTTATTCAGAGTCTCGAATACAGAATTCCAATTGATCTCGGACTTTTCGCGATTCTTTCGACGATTGGCTTTGTAATAAGGAAATACTTGGCGGCGCCAGTTATTACCAGCATCGCATGCAATAATCATCTCTCCGAACTCATTCTTAAACTTCACGTTATAAGCTCTCACTGAATTGAGAACCATATGTCGTAAAAGATCTTCTTCGATATCTGCATTCGTGTGGTTTCCAAGTTGTATCATTAGATTGGAAATCATAACCTGTGAAAGGTCCATAATAATCATTTTAGTTTCTCACTCTTCATCGGGTAAATTATATGTATATTCGATTGTATTGTCTTCATTATATTTAAATTCAAATATGTTGTCAGATATATTATGAAATGGATGTTCAAGATTATACTGTCGGTGTAATAAAGCTTTGATGCCTTCCATGACTAAGGCGACATCTTTTACATATTTATCGTCATTGATATCTACACCATACGCTCCGAACATATTAATTACATCAGGAGTCATGTCATTCATGACTCCAGCCACATGTTCTTTTCGAGTCTGAGTCACCTTATCATGAATTTCCTCGATGTTTTGAGGCGGCGCGTCTTCTCGACGAAAGCCTGGAAATAAGATTACGTTGTCCGTCATTTAATAACCTTTAGTAGAATGGTGTCTTGATTGATTCGGCCATTCGGTTTTGATTCCACGGTTTTGATCTCGTCCATAAACTTACGTAGGCTAACTTTACCAGCTCCAAGCAAAGCTTGAATAGAAACATCTGGTTTGCGTAAACCTTTGCTTGCAGAGGTTTCAACATCATAACCAATCAGCGTAGTACCCTTTACTTGGATTCCAGCTGGACCGACCGAATCATATCGACTCAGTTTCTTGTACTTGGTATTGTAAGTCCATAGCTGTGTACATCCTACGATCTCGGCTGGATGAACAGAGACAATCTTGAGTGAAGGCTCTTCCTTCTGGTATTTAAGGTTCTTGACCAGATCAACTGCGGACTTTGCTTTCTTCTCGCGCGGCTTGCGAATCTTGACAGCCTTCTTGTTATTTACATAACGATCGATGTCATCGAAGAAACTCTGCCAAAAATTAATCCAAAACTTTTGGCGCTTGCCAAAGGCTTCTTGAACTTGCTCGTCATTCGACATGATCTCTTCGTATTGAGGACGATAGTAGTCAGCCACGATACCAAGAATCTGAGCATTCAGTTCGTTCGCTTGGCAGAAGGTGTACATCGAGAATTCTTTGCCATCGATAACATTATCGAGTTCTTCTTCGAGACTCGTAATGATGTAATTGGCCTTTTCACGAATGCGAGCTTGAATGTCGACGACAGGCTTTGGAGCATCTTCGACTTCTTCGACAATCTGACTGGCTGCCACAAGAAGCTTCTTGACATTATCATTGAAGTAGTCAAGATTCTTCTGCGGCAAGACATTACCATTGAGGAGAATGCGAGCGACGTTACCAAGAGTTTGGGAAATCTTCCACTTTGGAAGCTTACGCAACAAAGCAAGCTCGTCTTTGGTGTAGTTGCGCTTAGCATAGGTGAAAAACCAGTCACGCGACTGGTCATCAGATGTCATGTAGTTATACCAGTTTAAGGCTTGACTAAAACCCGTGATTACGATAGGTTCGGAACCATAGGCTTTGTCATCGAACGACTTGATTGCCGAGCGAGAGATCTGTTTGGGTTTTGCTTTTACCTTAATGACCATATTTACCCCTGTAGTTTCCTTGTTGCATTATTCAATCTACTACAGTTTTGATAATTTGTACATGTTTATTTTCATAGGTCGATTTTATAATTAAAAATTGGTCCGCTTTTTGGAGTGTATTGCTCTGCGTTTGGCTCCCAACCAGGAGTTCCAACTGTGGCTTCCCATTTCTTATCAACATGTTCACGCTTTACATAAGACCACTTACGAGAAGTTTCCATTGCCGTTTCCATGCCATGTTCGAGCAACTGATTGTGTATCGCATCATGCTCGTACATCTCTACGTCATCGAAGACGAAGACAGCGCCAGGATCTGACCGTTCAAGGAAGAATGCAATCTCGGTATCAAGCGCGTTGAGCGTGTGAGGACCATCGAAGTGGACTACGCTGTACTTATTGAGAATGCTCTTATTCTCTGCATAGATAGGAACACCGTCTGCATAACGATTAAAGAACTCCGTGTCTTCGAGATTAAACATGTAGAAATTTACGTTCTTCTGACGGCAATACAGATACAGATTGATCATGCAGATGTCGCGCATCTCGTTGGTATAGTCACAGCGACCTTCCTTAAAGATCTCATCGCGATAGTATTCAATATTGCCGTATGGATCGATACCAAAGACCGGCTTCTCAGGAGTTTGATTACTCTCAACAAGACCGTCGATAATAAATTGTAAACCTCCCCCGCGGCGCACGCCAACTTCAACTGCTGCACCTTCTACACCTTTCGATCGAATGGCTGCATCGGTGAGTACTTCGTAATTTGCACTGTCTGTGCCGAATTGAGCCTGAATTTGATGAATTGATACCGGTTGTTGTGACATTATATAGTTACCTTATTTCTGTTTCTAATATATTTAGCGATCATATGCATAATAGCCTGATGGACGTCTTCTGCTGCTTCGTATTCTTGAATATCAACGTGCAAAGAAATATCTGCGAGTTGAGCACATTTATTATCTGGTGAAAATCCTGTCAAAGCAATAGTCTTTATTTTCAAAGACTTAGCAGTCTCAATTGCCTTGACAACGTTCGGAGAATTGCCGCTCGAAGAGATGGCTACGAGTACATCGCTTTCTTGGCCGAGGGCATCGAGTTGAAACGAATAGACATCGTCATAGCTGATATCATTGGAGATGGCAGTCATGAGTGGAATATTTGCTGCCAAAGAAATAACTCTTGGTCGTAGTCCGCCTTTCTTACAACCTTTGGTATAGTCGCATGCCCAATGCTGAGCGATGGAAGCTGAAGCACCATTACCAATTGTATAGATGTTGTTACGATGATTGGAAATGCTCGTCATCCAAATCAGTTCGGCGGCTTTCTTAAATTCTTCATGATCAATGCTCGCAAACCCGATATTAATCAGGCCAAGATGATCGAATATAATGTCAGTCTCGATAGACAAT